CAAAGGAACATCAGTAACTTCCACCTGAGATTCTTGTCCTGGATCATTTTGCTCTGTAACCATAAATTTTTCTCCAAACTACGCCACCTTGGTAAAGATAACGAAATTTATTTATTTAGAATTACTATAAATAATAAACTACAATGTAGTAGTTTGGCAATAGCTATTATCTTATATTTAGAATACGAAAAACTTCTGCTCTAATTTCATTTCGATTTCTAAACCTAAGTGGGTTAGTGCTTATAGGTTCTCTTAACTGTAGTATTGCTTGAGCCTGTTGATTAATTTCTTTCCTATTTAAATATATTTCTAATTTAGCTCTGTTTCCTGGAGATATTGTTGCCTTCAATGATTCTTTTGCTAAATTATATTGGTCGTAATCTACAGTACCTGGAATTACTGTTGTTACTCCATCGACTGTTTTTGTTCTTGAATATCTATCATACAAACCATAATATCGATTTAAAATTTTATCAAATTCATTTTCTACTTCTTGTCCAGAAAAACTTTCTATTCCATATTTATCACGCAATGATTCTATCTGTGCATATGTTCTAATTTCTTGGTCAGATACTCTTCTAGCAAAAGCTCTCAATTCATTATATATTTCTCCAGTATTATAATTAGCATCTCTTATATTTTCTTTAAAGATTTGTAAATAATCTTCTGAATATTCTTGCAAGTCATCTTCTAGTCTTTCTTTTTCATCTCTGTATCTTGCAAATTTATCACCTCTTGCAATATCTTCTTCTTCTTTTTCTATTAAGAATTGCCTGTCATCTTCTGAAAGTCTTTTTGTTAAAGCATCTTTTTGTTGTGCATCTAAATCATTCCAAGAAGTAACATTGTATGGTGATGCTTGAGCTATTCTATCTCGTCTTACATTTTTAGTTTCTTCATATGCTCTTTCCCCTAAAAATTCTGCTCCAGCTTTTAGAAAACTATCTTTACTAATTACTTCTCCCAAACCATTTTCACCCAATGATTGTACCCAAATAGGTACAAATGTAGTTCCATAATTCAAAGCACTATTTTTCATAATTTGACCAAATGTATCATCTGTATCACGATTCATTAAACCCAAAACACGTCTACCCATAAAGTCTTCTCCACTTATGAAATCCCAAGTATTCCCTACTAAGTGACTGGAGTTTCCTCTAATAAATCTAAATATATCATTTTTTATACTTTCAATTACCTCTGGATCATCAATTCCAATATCATTATCTTCACCAATACCACCAGCATCTGCAACAGCCTTTACAGTTTTATTCAAAATTTTAGATGTAATTTTACTTAAAGAAATAACTTTACCACCTGCTCCTAATAGATTTTCACCTGCTTGAATCATAAAGAATTTACCAGTTGTTGGGTTAATGAAATCTTTCATTTTTTTCTCCCATATTTCTTTTCTATTTGGTTTATCTCCATCTTCTATCAAAGTTTGTGCTGTTATATAAGCTGTTCCTAATAAAGCAAATATCGCAAGATTAGATGCTATAGCTTCTTGTGCAAGTTTTCCTCTTAGTGAACCACTTGTTCCTGTAGTTACTAAAGGAATACGTTGTCCTCCTGGTCCTCTAATACCTCGTTGTCTGAATAAAGGTAGTCCTCCTTGTGCAGCATCTATTAATAATCCAACAGTTGCTCTAGTATATCTTGGTGCTAACAAAAGTATATTTTCTATATTTCTTTGTAATGGTGATACACCTAGTCTTGATGAAGAAACAGTACCAGTTACATTGTTTATATGATCTTCAACTTCTGCTTTTCTTGCCAAATCAATAATATTGCCATTTGCATCTGTAAAATAATGTCTCATGTTTTTGTACATTTCTATCTTGGCAGTATTCATTGTTGCTGTCCAAGCCTCTTGAAAAGGAGCTGCTCCTCTTCCATAAGCACCTGTGAGTTTACCTATAAACGAAAATTTTCCATCTTTGAATGTAGTGGCATTTCTAACAGCAGCTGCACCTTCTAGAAATTCAGCAATATTACGTGTTGTATATAATTCTACTTTATCCATTTCTCGTATTACATCTACGTTATCTGCAAGATACCTTGCTCCAAAATCTGCTGCTTTTTGAGGATCAGTTAATCCTTTTGCAAATGTTTTAGCAAAGTTTTTTACAGTTGCTGGAGCAATGGTAGGTCGTTGCCCTCTTAGTGTATTAGCTATCAAATCTCTTGCAAGAACAGATGATAGTTGTATACCAAACAAACTAGCATCAAATGCTAATTCCAACGATCTTCCTAATACGTTTATATTTCCTAAACCTTTTAGAAATTTATTTTTTCTCCAAACAGAACTTGCTGTTCTTTGATAATCTGTCAAACCTGATTTTAACTCTTCAAGAAATGTTTCAGAATTTTTTGCAGACTTAAGAGTTTCATCTCTAAACATTTGTGATTGTCCTTCAGCTGAAGAAATTTTACCTTTATTTTTAAATTCAACTGATGGATCTTTTTGTTTTACATATTTATTTACAGCATCTTCTAAATTCTTTGCTGCTTCTAATTTATAAACTTGTTCTACTTTTGCTTTTACTGCTTGGTCATATGGCAAAACAACATATCCATTATCTAGTGCATCTTTTGTATTTTTTAGTTGTCTACGTTTTGCAGCTTCTACTCCTGTAGGTATAATTGGTAAAGTTTTTAATTTTATATTTTCTCCCTTAAGTAATTCGTCAACATCTATATCAGTATCTATTTGTCCTGCTTTTTCATCAACATCTGACAAATTTCTAACATCAACTGGTTTACCAGTATCAGGATCTATCTGAGCAATTATTTTTCTAGTAGCATACATCTGTTGAGATTCATCAAGCAATGTAATATCTTTTCCTAATGCTATTGCTTTTTTCGTAGCTGCTTTATCTATCGTATTTAATTTTTGTATATATTCTATTTGTGTTTCGTTCAAATCAAAAGCTGATGGATTTTCTACAATTTCATTTACTGTTTTACCTTGAAAAGCACCATCAGTAAATCTATATTGTTGGTCATAACCATTTGAACCAAATATTCTAAGTGGACTTCCTAGTGCATCTACAGGAATAAATACAGCATTTAATTTGTTTTTTATTTCATCTATTTGTGACGCATAATTAATGGCATATTTTTTCCCTTCATTTATAGCACGTAAGGCTGGATTAAATAATCCTGCTACAGATTTAAATCTTGTACCTAATTTTCTAGCTGCATTATCACTAAAGTTAATATCTAGTTTTTGGTCAAAATCTTGTAAATCATCTAAATCTACATCTGGTGTTTTATCTAAGGGTTTTCTGTATTGTTCATCTTCACCTAATATATTTTTGGGTGGAGTTGAAACATCAGGTTGATTTGCTGTTTGTTGTACTTGTTTTATTGTTGTATCAGGGTTAGCTAATTCTGATGAAGGAAAAACCTCTTCTATATTTTCATCTCTAGCTGTGCTATCAAAAAAACTAAGCTGTGTATTTACTGGGGTAGACTGTGTGTCTATTGTTCTTGGTGGTACTGTAACCCTTGCAGGTGCTTTTAATAAAGATGGAATTGTAGCTAATCCACCAAATCCACCTACAAGTCCACCTCCAATTTGTGCAGCAGTTCTAATAGGAGCAGGTAATCCTTCTGTTTCTCTTCCTGCTGCTTGTGAACCTAAAATACCACCTGCCTCAGCTGCTTGTTCTGTAAGAAGTCTTTGAAGAAATCCTCTAAATCCTTCACTCGTTTCTGCAAATGGTCTTACTAAACCTCTAACTGCTCTCAACCCAGTAGAAATACCTCTAGGTGCAGCTGCTATACCTTTTGTCAAAGCTGCCATTGGAACAGTTCCTCCTGCACCTGCTGTACCAACAGTCAAACCAATACCTAATGGTGTAGTTTGTTCTGATAAAAATTGTGCAGCTTCTTCTCTAGTGCTAGGAGTTAATCTAGATGTTAATTGTTGAGGACCAGGTATAAATGGCATTACATCACTTACAAATTGTGAAGCTCTTTGTATAGGCTGTGGTATAGACTGTTCTATATTACTTCCTGGTATTCTTTCAAATCCTCTTTCAATTTGTTCTGCTGAAACCTTAGGAGTAATAATTTCTTTTCCAGCTCGACCAATATCTCTGCGAATAGCTTGTCCAAGATTTTCAGGAGTTTCACCTTGCATAAATCTAAGATTTTGAGCCATAGCTTCAGCAGAAACTTTATCTAAAGTTTGTAAACCACCAGGAATTTCTGCTAATCTTTGTATTGCTTTTTGACCTTCTTCTTGGTTTTTACCTCGATTTCTAAATTCTACTGCAATAGGTATAAGTTTTTCTAATTCTTTTCTATCTTTAACACTAGGTTTGATTTCTGCTTGTCTTTGATTTTCTTCTAAAGAATCATAAAACTCTGGAGATTGGTCTGTTGGATCATTAAATCTTGATGCGTTTCTTTGTATTGAATCTACAAATCTACCAAAACCTTGTGCTGCTTGCATTACCATAAACTATCTCCTAAAAATATAAGAATCTAGTTCGTGGTCGGTATCTTCCTGATTGATTGAACTGTCTTCCCATCTGTGCAAATCGTTCTGTAAATGGAAAGTCTTGTAAGAAGTTAGTAAATGTTTGAGTAGGCGCACTACCACCTAGTATTTGTTCTCCAAGTTGTCCATAAAAAGATGCCAACGCATCTTGATAAATATTTTGTGCTTCTCTTCTACGAGTAGGAGTATCTAATAAACCTTGTCTACCCAATGTTCCAAAGAATGCTGCCCTTGGTTCTTCTTCTAAAAATCCTGCAAAGGTTGGATTGATTGCCATTATAAACCAAACCTTCCTGCTGCAAAGTCTAAGAAGTTAGGTGTGCCTAATCCTTGCTCTGCTCTTCTACTAGTTTCTAATAAATAATCACCAAATACTTCTGACTCACTAGGTCCACTTCTTCTTACAGCTGGTGAGAATCTTCCTTGTCTTGCACCTTGTATTAATCTAAGTGCAAGATCAGCTTCTTGTTCTGTATCAGGAGCAAAATATTGTCTAAATTGCCCAGTTGCTATTGGATTACTAACTCCTAAGTTTCTTAAAAATCTTAAATTATCTGCAGCTTCTTGAAATCCACTTCTTGTGCCACCTGCCGATTCTGCTAGTCGTCTATAGTAATCAGTAAATGGTGTTCTTGTTTCTGAAAGTGGTGCTTCACTAAAAGCTGCATCTGCCAAAGCATCTGCTGTAGGACTACCTGTTGGTGTTGCTCTTCTAGTTGCTAGTTGTTCTCGAAAAGTTGGATCTAGTTCTGCTCTAATTTGTTGCCCAGGTAAAGCTCCATAAAATAAATTAAGTGCTTGATTTCTTAAAAAATTAGATACTGGTCCTGCTCTACCTATATCAGGAAAAGATCGCTCCAAAGCTTGTCTTACAGCTGCACTTGCAGAAATGTCTTCTACATCTAAATCACTTAGCACACCTTCTTGTGCTAAACGTTCTGCTGCTAATGCGTCTACATTTGGATCTCTATCATCATCTCCATTACCACCAATACCACCATTATCTCCATTCATAGCTTGTTGTACAAAACCTGTAAAACTCTCTGGTCTCAACGCTGGCATTGCTCTCGTTGATTCAAATACACCACCATCAGGTCTAGCTGTTCCTTCTAAATCCCCTTCTATAAAACCTTCAGGTCCAAACCCACCAAGTGTTGCAGGTGGGGTAAAAAATTCTCCTACCCCTGTTCTCGTTTCAGCAACAGATAATGGATCTTGTGGATCTACTCCTGTGGTGGAAGTAGCAGGTGGAACATCTGAAAAATCTACTGTAATTGGTGTTGTACTAACAACTGACGAACCTGTTTCAGATTGTTGTAATGCTTGTCTTCTAGCATCTGCTATTGTAGGAGCATCAACTGTGACTGTTGTTAATTCATCATCAGCTGTTCTGACAGTTACGTTATATAGAGCCATTTTATTTTATCCTCCCATAGGATTTACTCTTGGTCCAGGTCCTCCTGGTGTACCTGGTGGAGCTTGTCGAGGATCACCTACTCTAGGAAAACCCTGCATTTGTGATGATACCACTCCACCATTAACTCCTGGTGGTCCTTGTCGTGGTGGTTGCTGTCCTGGTTGTGGAGGTTGTGGTCTCTGAGGTGCTTGTCCTCCTAGACCGAATTGTTGTAATATGCGTTGAAATTCTAAGTCCTGAGCAGTTTCTTTTTGCTGGTCTTCTTTCATAGTTTTTCTCAACATATCAATATAAATCATAGCCTTATCTTGTTCACCAGTCTGCATCAATCCTTCAATCAAGGTTAGTAACAAAGCCTTTGGTTCTGTTACATGAGCTTGCTGTGCAGATATAGCATTTTTAAACTGGTCTACATCGTTTATCTGTAATATATTCTCCCATATCCATTCGTCTGGTGCAAGTGGTCTAGGTCCATCTCTCATCATTTGTGCCATGGTTACGAGTTGTGGTTCGTCTTGTGGCATACGTACACCAAACTTAATATCGATAGCACCAGCTCCTTCTAAGTCAGAAGGTTTTATTTCTTCGTTAAAGTAACTTGCAATATCGTTATGTCTGCCTCTAACCTCCATTGGTCCGAAACCACCCATCTCGTATTGCATTGTTATGATTTCAGTTATCTGTTTGTAACAGGCAGTAATACCTTTTACTCTTGGTTCTATCTGATGAGCAGAACCTTCTTGTAATATTCTTGCTGCAAATCCTGAAATAGCAAATGGTAGTTCACCATAACTTACGTTACTCAAACCACCACGTTGGATTTCTCCTGAAATCATACCTACAAATGCTGCAGTATCTAGTGGCATTGTAACTTCATCCATCAATCTGATATCAGTACCAGCAGGTAGTGGAACTTCACTTCCATCCTGCCATGGATCAGCATCTAGTGTAGTTGTTCCATCTGGTGAAATAATTTTGTAAGGTCTTCGGACTGCTCTTCTTACAAGAGTTTTGTATGCACTCATAGCAAAGTTTAAGTCTTCGTATAGTTCTCTGTTTGCTGCAAATATAGATTCACCATAATCTCTAGCAGTATCATCTCCAGATATTTCATCTTGTATCCATGGTGCTGGACCTACAGCTCCTAAGAAAACAGGCGCACATGGTTCTCCATTTGCATCTCTTACATTATGCTTTGTTAGTTTTTTACCAACTTGCATTTCATCGTCACCATCAACTACTATTACACCATTCTCTTCTCGTGAATAGTAATCCCAAACTGTGATACCTGATGACGATTCTCCTTCAACAGCAGGCTCAACATCTACGTTATACATCGATTTTATTGCTGATGGTGATCGTTTTGTTTTATGTGCTAGCCAAATAATTCCTTTTTCGTCCATCTCGTAACAAACGTGTAGTGGATCAAAAGGTGTAATATCTACGAAAGGTGTGCCATCTTCATGTTTATTCAACATAGCTCTACCTGCATACCAACCTCGAAGTGTGATGTAGAATGCTAGTTGTTCTCTAACTGATGGTTGTCCATATCGTTGCATTCTTTCGTCTGCAAGATTCAATGCACCGATAATAAATTTTTCTTTTTTGTTACCAGCATCTCTATCATTTACCTTGGTAGTCATTGGTACTCTGACAGACATTTGTGCGTTAGAAAGGTACGACATAATTTTATCTGCTAGTATTTTTGGTGCGTTTGATGTGTAACTTTGGTAGCCAGTTCCTGCATCGTAAGCGTTCATACGATACAAACCATAGTCTTCTTCGTACCTAGTTCGTCTAGTCCGAAAGCCAGGTGACTCCCAAATTGTTTCAATCTTATGAAGTATATCTTCTAGTGTTTCTTTAGCCATTTACCACCTGTTTACTGTTATCAATTTTTGTGATCCTGTAGCTCTTGCATATCCAAAGTTTACCACAAGTCCATAGGTTGTCGCCTTAATTCCATGGTTGAAACTATCCCTTGGTTCTCTTCCTACAACATTTCCATCTCTGTCAGTTCTCCATGTGTAGACATGAATTTGGTCATCAAATGGATTTGAACAACCACCTAATTCTGAAATTATACCTTTACATTTTGGATTAATAATCATGTTTGGCTGCTTTGTAGCAGGATTTTCTTTCAAAAATGTATTAAATCTTTCAATACCATCTAGTATACCAACTCTTTCGGACTGCATGTAAAGTCCTCCAGCTTCAAGCCATGTGTCTACAGGTCTAGATTCACCAATATTGTGTGCAGCTATATCGATTACACCATGTTCTACGTCTTTCCACCAAGGTCTCATGGTACAAATCTCTATGATTTCCTCTGTAATCTTTTCTCTTTCGTATATTTCGTCTATGATTCTTACTTGGTCACCGATTATCTGTACAGCCATGACTGCGTATGCTGACTTTGTTACCTGAGAATAACCTGGATCAACCCACAAATGTACAGGTTCTTCCATAATGTACTCTGCATCCTGGGAAACATGCTGTGTTGAGTCGAACATATTGTGTACAAGTCCAGAAGGAGGTGCTGGTTTACCAGCTACACGTTCATTGAACCAGTCATCTGAGTGTAATCTTTCTAATGACAGTATTTCAGGATCATTTCTGCCTTCTGGGTACACTACTTTGTTGGTCCATGAGGGCAATGAAAAGGATATTGCGTCATCTTCTGCGTTATAAAACTGCCATGACTCCCATTGTGATGGATACCAACCTAATGACATCTCAAATGTACCTTCAAGAAACAAATATCCACGTTTTTCTGCTATTCTTCCTCTAAGTCTTAGGAAAGATTCGTGATCTATCTGCGATGCTTCGCAAGCTACTATCATTCTAGGTGCTTCCATCGCTAGGCTTCTATGATCTTGTGCAGATTTAGTTTTTATTTGGAATGTTCCAGGTTTTTCGCTACTTCCACAGGCTATTGTCATAGAACCTGGATCTATTCTTTTGGTCTGTTTTATCAGAAATCCTAGTCTGTGTAGAATATCTGTAAGATAGTTCCATTCTGCTCTGGTTCTTTCGTAGTCTCTAGCCACTAACCACACAATATCACCATCTTCAAACTCATCAAGTTTGCTAATTATGGATAATGCACCAAGAAAACTCTTACCAGCTCTCTCACCACCAGCTACAAGTTTAATTCTAGCAGGATGATCCAGTATTTCTTCTTGTTCTACCCAAGTATCTAGTCCGATACCTTGAAGTATTGCTTTTCTGTCTTGTGGTAAAAACATATTTCTCTTTCTTCCCAGTTTTAGAATAAAGCCAAAGCCTCCAAACGTAGGAGGCGAATCTTCAGCCTGGAGACTCGGCTGTTGAAGGACAAGGCTTTTTACTCGTACCTACAAAAAGCATCTGTTTTCCTAATGACGAACCAGAGAAGGAGACACGCCAGATACAAATCAGACCTTCAACACTATTATTCTATGCCATAAACACAATTTGCACAATACACCAGTAACAAATGTGTTACCAAGGGTGTTACTACCTGTTACCAAAGTAAGGGAAAACCTATGGAAAGGGTTAAATTAAATATAATATTTATGAAGTAATCCTTTTAAGGTAATTACGAATAAATATTATTAATACTTATTAAAAAGAAACACGTATATACTACGTATATACTGTAAAGAAAAAGATATTACCCCTTAACGCTAGTAACACTCTAACCCTAAAGGGAGTGTGACTAGCTCTAGTACACAAAACAGTAACAGATCTGTGAATAAACTGTTACTACTGTTACTACTTAGTTTATTTTTACATGCCATTACATATAAATACACATAGACTTATTGGGTTTTGAATTGTCAAGATGGTACCTACTACACCACATCACCACATTTCCACACCATACCCCCCCTATACCGCAATATATACAACATCTGCCCTCTCCACCCCACTCCACGGACGGATTTTTTTAGAACAAATGTTCTACTTTTATTCTTGGTCTATGATCAGAACAAATGTTCTGTTTTAACTTGGGGGGAAATTTTTAGAACATATGTTCTGTCAAGTACTAAAGTACTCAATTCTTCACGTGATATAGAAATTTGGAAAAATGCAAATAATAAACTGAATTGCTGCAACTTGAAAATCTTTTAAATTGATGTAAAATAATGTTGACAAATACACATTGATGCTATACAATTATTACATAATAAAAAATAACTAGAGGAGTTATAAAATGATAAAAACAATAACACAACAGAATTTTGTAGATTATTTTAATACATGGCATGATAGACGTTATGCAAATCAATTCTCATATGATGGTAAATTAGCTTTGTTCAATTACTTAGAAGAATTAGAAGAAGATACTAATACTCAAATGGAATTTGATATTGTGGCAATAAGTTGTGATTTTTCAGAGTTTGAAAACTTGGAAGAGGTAAAAAAAGAATATGGAAATGCAATATGGGTAAATAATATTGATGACTTAAGAGATTACACACAAGTAATAGAAATACCAAATACAACAAGATTAATAATAAAAGATTTTTAAGGAGTAAATATTTATAAGATATAGATCCTAGACATGATTTGAAACTGTCTAACAAAACTAATAAATAAATAAGAAAAGAGTAAATTAAAATGTACAAGGGATTAACAGTAGAACAAACAAGAGAAGTAGTAAAGATGTTGGATAAATTAAATACACCAACATGGGAAGATTACAAGGAAATAAATAAAATAATTACATATATCCTAAAAGAAGATTTAAGGAATGAAACATGTACAGAGGATATAGAGGAGTAAATTAAAATGAGTAAGATTATTGAAGAAACAAAGACCGAAAAATTAAATGAGATGATGAGGGATAATAATAATTCAATTCAAATTAAAAATAAAATAGCCGAAGAATTATTCTTTAGGATTAATGGTTGGAGGTTAACAGATATAAAAAATTAAATCTAAAATTAAAAATTATAAGGAGTAAATAAAAATGACATATACAAAAGAAAGACTAACAAATTTAACCATCCATGTTAAAGATCATAAAGAGAAAGACGAATATAATATTAATATTTATCTTGAAGATGGACAAACAATAGAAGATGGATTAAAAGAAATTGGAATAAATACAAATGAAATTTCTTGGAATGTTAGAACTGATAAACCAAATGCAATTGTAGAGTGTAGAAAAATTTCATCATCTCTTCCAATTGAAGTACAAATGAAATACTTTTATCAAAGAAAAACATATCACAAATAAGGAGTAAATTAAAATGACTGATAGAGAACTATTAAAAATATTGTTAGAAGAAAACAAAGAATTAAAATCAAGATTAAAATATACATCAATTGGATTATGGTTAGTATTATTGGCATACATAACAATAATTGCCATGATTATAATTACAAAAATATAAGGAGAAAATAAAATGAGTAAGTTAGACACAATGGTAAAGATCTATAACAAAAAATTAGATGAGGAAAAATTAGCTAAAAATTCGGCAGATGAAATATTATCTGATATAAAAAATGGATTGATTAAAATCCAGATAGACAAAAAAGCCGACATCATAAAATGGTTGGAAAGATTTATCAGATTATGGAATAGGATTGATGGCAAAGAAGAAA